GCCAAGAACTCCTTGACCTATTGGATCAACTGGTGGAAGCGGGTGAAGCAGAGGAGCAACTCGCGTGGAACGACTGCAAAATCACTCGCCGTAGCCGCAAGTCCTACACCTATCCCGCTCACATCCTTGAGCAACGCGAGCAGCTCAAGGCATCCGAACGACTTTCACTCGCCTTGGGCGAGGCCACGGTAACCATCAAACACTTCTGGGAAGTCCGCACCGCATGAAGACCAAGCTCAAAGCCTCCTCCCTCCCCATCACCCTCACCGCCTACCAACGCGCCATCGACGCCGCCGCTCGCACCGTCTCTGGCATCCCCCGCGCTCAACTCGAAGCCATCGTTGCCGCCGCTATCACCGCCATCGGCAAACCAGACCATGACGACAAAGCGGCCTGAATACCAACCCTGTCGCCTCGTCTCCCTCTGCGGTCAATACCTCACCGTTAATGGCACCTTCTCCGCAGACCCTGCCCGCGCTCTCACCGCAGAGCGCTGGTATATCGAACGACAGCAGCAACGCATCAACACCGCCACCATCATTCTCCGCGCCTAGCGCCATCACCTTCGATGTGATCGGCATGGAAGCCGCCACGCAAGGCTCCAAGCGCGCCATGCCTAACGGCATCATGCTCGAAACCAACAAGCGCCTACGCCCCTGGCGCTCGCACATCACTGACGCCGCACTCGCTACCAACTACCCCCTCACCACAGCACCCGTCTCTATCTCCATCACCTTCCGTTTCCTACGACCCAAGGCTCACTTCAACAAGTCCGGTCTATCCCCTAAAGCACCACTCCACCTAACCTCCAAACACAAAGGCGACATCGACAAGCTCTCCCGTGCCGTGCTTGATGCCCTCACTGGCACTCTTCTTCACGACGATTCTCAAGTGGTTCAACTATCCGCCCACAAGCGCTACACCACACCAGAAGAACGTCCAGGTGCCCTCATCACCATCATCCCCCTCACGGCAACTTAAGCTAGCCAGCCTTGGCACCATGGAACCGTGGTCCGTTGTCGCTGAATACCCCTACACCGGCGAACCATTCGGCCTTGTCTTCAATGACGACTCCACCATGGCTGAAGCTGAATACATCGCTCGACAACTCCTCGCCACCTTCCGCCTCACCGGCCTCTACCTCCCCTCCTCCTCACAAGACAACCCCGAAGGCAACTACCTCTTCCTCTTCACCATCGAGCCTGAAACCATCCCCCGCATGGGCACCATCTGGGCCTACGGCGTCGACGACGCGGAACTCCGCCTGAACGTCCTAGCCTCCGATGGCACGCTTTTCATGCCCTCCCCCGGTTAAACTCCGGCCATGGCAAATATCTCAGACCTAAAGTTCGACCATAAGAATGCACGCAAGCGCACTGATAGTTCTGCACGCCTAATACAAGAATCCCTGCAGCGCTACGGTGCCGCACGCTCCATCGTCATCGACGAAGAGAACCGCATCCTAGCCGGTAACGGCACCATCGAAGGTGCCAAGGCACTAGGGCTAACGAAGCTCAAGGTGGTTGAAGCCGCAGGCGACGAGATCATTGCCGTTCGCCGCTCTGGCCTATCCGAAGACGACAAGGTAGGCCTAGCCCTGGCCGACAACCGCGCTGCTGAACTCTCTGACTGGGATGCCGAGATGCTGCAGCAGCTCAGTGAAGAGCACGACATAGCCCCGTGGTTTGAGCAGGAAGACTTGGATGCCCTGCTGCAGGAAGCGGAGCAGCTAGAGCCCGTCGAAGGCAATACCGACCCTGATGAGGTGCCTGAGGCACCTGAAGACCCGATCACCAAACCTGGCGACCTTTGGATCCTCGGCAATCATCGCCTCCTCTGCGGCGACTCCACCAACATCCAGCACATCGAACGCCTCATGGATGGGCAGAAGGCGGACATGGTGTTCACTGACCCGCCATATGGGATGAACCTCGATACCGATTATTCAAAAATGGGTACGTCAACCAAGACGTACAAGCAGGTTCACGACGACGACAAGCCTTTTGATGCAGGAGCGATGATGAAGCTCCTCCCAGCTCCTGTCTGGTACATCTGGGGCGCTGATTATTTCTGCAAGTCCATTCCGCTCTGGGAGCAAGGCTCAACCCTCATCTGGGCTAAAGCTCACTCTGAAGACGAAAACAAGGTCTACGGCTCCTCTTTTGAAGTCTGCTGGCGTTTCCCTAAAGCCAAGAAAGAACTCTGGTTCGTTCGTCGCATCCATATGACCGATGAACACCTAAAAGCCCATCCGACTCAAAAGCCCTGCGAACTCCCAGTCAGGGCTATTGAGAAAGACTCCAAACTAGGTAATCTCGTTGTTGACCTTTACGGCGGCTCAGGCACCACTCTTATTGCCTGCGAGAAGACCTCCCGCCACTGCCGCATGATGGAACTCGATCCCGCCTACTGCGACGTGATCGTCAAGCGCTGGGAAGACTTCACCGGCAACACCGCCATCTGCCAACCCTCCAACGCCCACTTCACCCCGGAGCCGCAGGAGGCCTTCTAATGGCAGCCAAAGGCACCACTAAGGCTGAAACCGAACTCCGCGCTCAACGCTTTGCGCGGATCATCGCTACCGGTGGCCGTAGGTCGGACTGCATCCGCTATGCCAAGGAAAACTGGGGGGTCACAGAAGACACCTGTGACAAATACCTGCGCATGGCGCGGGACCAGATGAAGGCTGACTGGGACATCGAACGCCCCCAGATGATTGCCGACCTGCTCTCTCAGTGCTCCACCCTGCAACTGGAGGCACGTCGCGCTGGCCAATATCACATCGCTCTTGGTGCCATCAACACCGCTGCCAAACTCGCGCAGCTCTGCTCGTGAGCATCCTTGCTGCCGTCAGCGGTGGATCAGTCTTAGAGCCGCCGCAACCGCTGAAGCTCGACCTCGACTTCACGCCGCTCAAGGACTCGCTCTATACCTCCCTCACCGACGCCCAGCGGCAGGTCTACGACGCCTCCACGCGCTTCACCTACCTCTGCTCCGGTCGTCGCTTCGGTAAGACCTACCTCTCCCTCACGCGCCTCATCACCTGGGGCCTTGACCTTCCGGGCGGCCTCTTCTACTACGTGGCACCCACCTACCGCATGGCCAAGCAGATCGCTTGGGTGCAGCTCAAGCAGATGGTCCCCCCAGAGATCTTCTCCCACAAAAACGAAACCGAGCTATCGGTCCACTTGGCCAACGGCAGCACGATCTTCCTCAAGGGTGCCGAAGATCCAGATCGCCTCCGAGGGGTATCCCTCTCCGGCTGTGTCGTCGATGAAGCCGCCTACGTGCGGGAAGACGCCTGGACAATGGTGCTCCGCCCTGCGCTTTCCGATCAGCAAGGCCCAGCCTGGTTCACCACCACACCAGCGGGCCTGAACTGGTTTGCCGAAGCCTGGGATGCCGCTGACGACGACCCGGATGCTTCCACCTTTACCTTCAACACCCTTCAAGGCGGCCAGGTCAGCGCCGATGAAATCGAAGCCGCACGTCGCACCCTTGACCCGCGCACCTTCTCTCAGGAATACGAAGCTTCCTTCGTCAACCTCGTTGGCCGCGTGGTGCCTGACTTCAGCGATGACAACATCCGCGACGACCTAGCCGACCTCGGCGGTGAGCTGATCGTCTGCGCGGACTTCAACGTCTCACCCATGCACTGGATCATCGGCCAGAAGGTCGGCGATCAGCTGCATTGCTTCGACGAGATCCACATCCGCGAGACGCATACCGATGAAGCAGCCTCCGAACTGCTGCGCCGCTACCCCGACCGCACGATCCGCGTCTACCCCGACCCCACCGGCCATGCCCGGAAGACTTCGGCGGGTGGCAAGACCGACCACGGGATCCTCCGCAGCCGTGGCCTCTGGGTCTCAGAAAACAAGCGCCCGTACATGCAAGACGACAAGCGCAATGCCATCAACGCCATGGTCTGCGATGCCAATGGCAACCGGCGTCTGTTCATCCACCCGCGCTGCAAGCAGACGATCAAGAGCCTGCGCAACCTGACCTTTAAGGAAGGCACCAACATGCCAGACAAGGATGGCGGCTGGGACCACGGCTGGGATGCGCTGTCCTATGGCGTGATCGGTGTATTTGACCCGGTGCATCCCTGGAAGAGCACGACTGGCAAGGCGGTGCGCGGCGTGCGGCTGTACTGACTGGCGCTAGCCACGTCGATAGGCTAGTGTTGAGCAGTCGGGCAACCGACGCACCATTTCATCACTGCCATGACAACCACCCTCGCGTGGGTGGCGGTGATCCTGCTCTTCCCGCTCATCCTCCTGCTCTGGGCTACTGAGTCCCAGCAGCAGCGCATCCGCCGTCTGCACACTGCAGGCCTGAGCCAGACCAAGATCGCCAGCCGCCTCAATCTCTCCCGTTATGCCGTCAGGAAAGCTTTAGCCGCTCCGTAAGCCACCGGAAACCTAGCCGTAGAGTTTGCCTCCCTAATGGCCCGTTCCTACAAGCGTGACAAAAACGGTCGTTTCGCTGGTGGCGGCGGCGGTGGTGGTGGTGGCGGTGGCGGGAAGCTGGGTAAAAGCGCGAAGAACGAAAGCGCACGCGCTAAATACAAAGAAGCCAGCGGCAAGGCTCGTGAGCTGACCAAGATGGCCAGCAACGTTGCCAGCAATCCCAAGTCTTCTGCTAAGGAAAAAGCGTTCTGGAATCGTCAGGCTGGCGGTGCAAAGTCCGGCCTAACTCGCGTCAGCAATAACCTGAGCGGTAAAGGTAAAAAGTCGGCATCCTCTGGAGTGGCGGCTGCCCGAGCTGCTGGCCGCGCCAAAGGTTCTGCAATGGCCAACAAAGCCAGTGCTCGCAATGCCGCTCTTGATGCCAAGGCCGCAGCCTATGGCGGTGGCAAAGCCCCTTCCCGTCGTCGTCGCAAGTGATCGGTTGTTGATCGCCCTTACCTGAGCTGCCGTGCATACCCTCGCTGCCACCACCAACCTGAACCTCGCCTTGACCACCATCAAGGATCTGCAGGTTCACGATCCTGGGATTCCGTGGCAGCGCATGGAACCTCGCTGGCGGCTCATTGAGCAGCTCAGCCTTGGCACCCTCGGCATGCAAGCTGCAGGCCGCCGCTACCTGCCGCAGGAACCGAAGGAAGACGACGAGAGTTATCAAGCACGCTTAGCCCGTTCGGTCTGCCCGCCTTACACGCTGCGCCTAGAGCAGATGCTGGCCGGCATGCTCACCCGCAAGCCGGTGCGGCTGGACAACGTGCCCGACGTGATCCAGCAGCACCTCTATGACGTGGATCTGAGCGGTGCCGATCTGAACGTCTACCTGCAGGATCTGGCGCGGAAGTGCATCCGCTACGGCCACGTTGGTGTGCTGGTGGACTTCCCTCGCGGTGATGAAGGGGATGACACCCCAGTCACGGACTTCAGCCGCCCGTACTGGGTCAGCTACACGCCCCGCGACATCCTTGGCTGGCGCACGGATGTGGTGAACGGCAGCCAGCAGCTGACGCAACTGCGCCTGCGCGAGCAGGTCGTCGTGCCTTACGGCGAGTTCGGCGAAGAACTCGTGGAGCAGATTCGCGTGCTCGAAATCGGCCGCTTCCGTCTCTACCGCAAGCAGGCATCCAAGAACCGCGACTGGGAGCTGATTTCCGAAGGCACCACCACCCTCGATCAGATTCCCTTCGCGGTGGCCTATGCCAACCGCACCGGCATCCTCGAATCCACCCCGCCTCTAGAAGAGGTGGCTTGGCTGAACCTCAAGGCCTACCGCTGCGAATCCGATCAGGCCAACATCCTCCACGTCGCCGCTGTCCCCCGATACAACCTCTTCGGTGTGCCGGCTGAGGTGGATGAGCTAGAGGCTGGCCCTAATTCGGCCATGGCCTTCCCCGTGGATGCCCGCGCTGAGTTCACCGAACCCACCGGCACTAGCTATCAAGCCCGCTTCACCGAGCTGGACCGCATCGAGAAGCAGATTGCGGAACTGGGCTTGGCTGCTGTGCTCGGTCAGAACATGACCAACCAGGCTGCCGAGTCCAAAGCCATTGAACGCAGCCAAGGTGATGCCGCCTTGCAAGCCGTGGCTATCGGCCTGCAGAACCTCATCGACAGCTGCCTGCAGTTCCATGCCGCCTACCTGAATCTGCCCACCTCCGGCAGCAGCATGGTCAACAACGACTTCGTGGCTCGCACGCTGGAGCCTGCCCACGTCGCCGAGCTGATCAAGCTGCGCATGAACGGTGACATCACCCAAGAAACGCTGCTGATCCAGCTGGCTGACGGTGAGTGGCTCTACGACGACTTCAACGTTGATGCCGAGATTGAAGCCACTGCTGCCCAGCAAGCGCAACGACTGGATGCACAAGCTGCACAGCTTGACGCCAACCTCCAGCAGCTGAATTGAGTGGCTAGCGAGCGCTAGTTATACTTTCAGCGATACGTCGTTTGCTGCTGTTTTGTCTGACGATCTCGATCAGCAAGAGTCATCAAGCCAGGCTTCAGTTGACTCTTCAGCGCTGCAGTCGAAGATTGAGTCCCTGATCCAGCACAACCAAAAGCTGGAGCGCCAACTCGGCCAGGCCAAAGACAAGCTGCGGGCTGTGCCAGAAGGCGTGGACGTGGATGGGCTGATCAAGTTCAAACAGGAACACGAGCAGGCGCAGCTGGAGCAACAGGGCAAATACGCCGAAGCACGGCAAGCCCTTGAAGCGCAGTTCCGTGAGCGCGAATCACAACTGCAGCAGCGGCTGGAAGCCTTGGAAGCGGAAAACCGCGAGTTGAAACTGATTGGTCCTGCTGTCGCCGCACTAGCGGACACGGTGCATGACCCCGATGAGGTGATTCGCCTGAAGCTCAAGCCTGAGCAGATCGAACGCGAGGCCGATGGCACCGTTGTGGTGGTCGATGGCTATCAGCGCACGCCCATCAACGACTGGGCACGCACGAGCCTGCCGCAATACCGCCTCAAGGCACCCAAGCCCCAAGGCACCGGCGCACCGGTCGGCCGTAGCGGTGGCGGTGGTGAGCTACCGGCTGGCAGCAAGAACCCCTTTAGCCGGGAGCACTACAACCTCACCGAACAGGCTCGCATCTACAAGACCGATCCTGAGTTGTACGCACGCCTTAAAGCCGCTGCCGGTAAGTAACACGCAGCGGAATACTTACAGGTAACGGGTAGCTGTTGGCGCCCTGAATGGCTGTTGGCCGCCTTTGTAAACCCCCAACCTGGAGAACACCATGGCTGCCACTGTGCGGTCGGACATTGTAATTCCCGAAATCTTCACGCCCTATCTTGAGGAGGCCACCACCCTCAAGAACGCCTTCATCGCTTCTGGCGTTGTGCAGCCCCTTGAGGCTCTCAATGCCGTTGATGGTGGCGACTATGTGAACGTTCCCCACTTCGCTGCCAACCTGAGCGGTGATGCTGAGGTGCTGAGCGACTCCGGTTCGCTGACTCCCGGCAACATCACTGCCGATAAGCAGCGCGGCGTCATCCTGCACCGTGGTCGTGCTTGGGGTGTGCGTGAGCTGGCCAAGCTGGCTGCTGGCGCTGATCCCATGGCTGCCATTGGCAACAAGGTGGCCTCCTACATCGCCTTCCAGCAGCAAAAGGATCTGCTGGCCACCCTCGCGGGTGTGTTCGGCGCTGTCGGTTCCGCTAACACCGGTGCTGCCTTCATCGACCTGACCTTTGATGCCGGTGGTTCGGGTGAAACTCCCCTGACGCCACGCCATGTGGCCAAGGCTCGCGCACTGCTGGGCGATCAGGGCGACAAGCTCTCCGCCATCTGCATGCACTCCGCTGTCTATTACGACTTGGTGGAGCGCCGCGCCATTGACTACGTGACCGCTGCTGAAGCTCGCGCCACCGCTGCTGCTTCTAACGCTGCCACCCCTGATGTGTTCGCCGGCTCTGTGGCTGGTGCGTTCACTGCGGATGACAGCGTGCCCTTCTTCATGGGCATGCGCGTGATCGTCTCTGACGATGTGCAGACCTCCGGTTCTGGCTCCAGCAAGAAGTACGCCACCTATTTCTTCACCCCCGGCGCTGTGGCCTCTGGCGAACAGCAGGGTCTGAAGACTGAAGTGGACCGCGACATTCTTGCGCTGGCTGACTACATGGCCGTGTCTTGGCACAACTGCTTCCACCCCATTGGTGCGCAGTATCAAACTGCCGGAGGCGCCAACCCCAGTCAGGCAACCTTGGCCACTATCACTAACTGGACCAAGGTTTATTCCACGAAAAACATTGGTGTGGTTCGTGGAACTGTAACTAGCAACTTTGATTGAGGTTGAACGATGGGATTAACAGGTTTCAACCTGGCCCGTCGTGAAGAAGAGGAGGCTGCTCCGGCAGCCTCTGTTCCTTCCGAGCCAGCAGTGTGTGAGGCCCCGGTGCCTCAAGCCGAAACACCCAAGCGTGGTCGCAAGAAGGCTGAGGAGGAATCCTGATGGCCGTCTTCCCTTCCACTGAACAGGTTGGTGGTGCTGGTCAGGTTGGCTTTGAGCTGATCACTGACACCAGTGCTCACACCGGGCGGTTCTTCCGCCTCTATGCCCTCGAAGCCACCGTGATCAACACGGCCACGGTGCAGAACGCTTCCGGCAACACCTTCTCCGCTGTGCCGATTCCGGCCGGTGGTGCCATTGATGGGTTGTTCACTTCGGTGACGCTCACCAGCGGCAAGGTCGTGGCCTACAAGCTCTGATGGCGACCAAAGCAAAGGCGGGCAGTAGTGCTCGCCTTTTTCAGTCTCCGCCCAAGCGCACGCGCCAAGGGCAGGGCAAACGCAGTCGCCCTAACCATGGACGCAAGAAGCTAAGGGGCCAAGGCCGTGGCTGATCTCTCTCAGCAGATCGAGGTGTTCCTCCGCAATGCGTTGCGGCAGCGCAAGCTGGAAGATCGCCTGATCCGTCAGGCACTGCGTGATCTGCGCAGCACCTTGGCTGCGGTGGAGAGAGTCGTGGGTAGCTCTGGTGTGCTGGCGGTTGGCGTCAACCGTGAGCGCACCATTGCGGCAATCACAGCCGCTGTCGGTCGCAGCGTGCAGGAGTCCTTTGGCGTGCCGCAGCTGGCAGCCTTGCAGGAGGCCTTGGCACCGTTTGTGGAGCAGCAGCTGGACTATGCCCGCAAGCTGGTCACCATGGCCGGCGGGAACCTCACTGCAGAAGGCGCGGGTCAGCTCAGCCAGGTGCAGGTGCAGCGCCTCGTGAATGATGCCGTCGTGGGTGGCAAAACCCTCAGCACGCAGCTCACGCAAGCTCTGCCAGCCACAGTCGCAGATCGCGTAGAGCGCTTCATCCGCCTCGGCCTATCGGACATTGGTGGTGAGACGTTTGCCACCTATCAGAACGCCGTGGTGCGCGTCACTGAGAACAATGTCGAAGCCATCGTGCGCACTGCCGTCAATGAGGTGGGCAGCGCGGCACAACAGGCGATCTATCAATACGAAGCTGACCCGGACTGGCTGGATGCCGAGGGCCTGGTGTGGACCGCCCTGCTGGACAGCCAGGTCTGCCCGATCTGCCTGAAGCTGGACGGCAAGCGCTTCCCGCCGGACTACCAGAAGGTTTCGCCTCACCTCCAGTGCCGCTGCAGCCTCGTGCCTTGGAAATGGCGCAACGAGGATATGCGCGATCCCAACGGCAACCCCGTGGCACCACGTCGCCTCGCCGATGGTGATGGCCCCGAGCAACCGCTCGACTTCAAGGTGGCCGCGAAGCAGTGGGTCAAAGACAACCCCCAGACCGCTCAGGCCATCTTTGGCAAGAAGCTGGGCCAGCGCCTCGTGGACGGTGAGATCAGCTTCGATAAGGCCGTCAAGCAGTGGGCCGCTCCAAAGGCAAGTTAGTGCTAAGGGTGCGTTGCCATGACCGTCACTGTTGTTGCCACTGCTGGATCGGCTTCGGCCAATAGCTACATCAGCGTGGCCACTGGTGATGATCTCGCCAATCTCTACCTCGGCACTCTGAATTGGACTTCAGCCAGCACCGATAACAAAGGGCGGGCGCTGATCATGGCGACCCGCTACCTCGATGAGCTGCGCTACATCGGCGAGAAGGCCTCCACCACCCAAGCGCTGGCCTGGCCCCGGAGTGATGCAGCCTGCGGTGATTGGAGCTTCACCACCAGCGAGATCCCGCAGCCGATCAAGCAAGCCACCTTTGATCTGGCTGAGGCTCTACTCGGTGACAGCACCCTGCTGACCGTTGCCGGCGCTGGCAGCACTGAGCTGATCCCTGGCATCCCCAATGCCAACCTCAAGCGTGCCCGCGTTGATGTGATTGATGTGGAGTTCAACAGCGTGCAGCAAGCCGAAAGCAAGAACGCTTTGAACGTCGTGCCACACCTCAAGCAGGTGCTCGGTTGTCTGTGCTTAAGCAAGGCATCATCTTCTGTTGGGGCTGTCCAAGTCTTGCGAAGTTAGACTGCATGTATGCGCATCGCTGAAGGCCAACTTTCATTCTTCAGCACTCCGGCTGAACCGGAGAAAAAGCGCGTTGAGCATCATCTCGCCAAGCCGTTCACCAGAGAAGAGCAGCGGCGCTTTGGTCGGATGTATGCCGAGAACATTGGCCTGATCCGCATGTTCGGCGGGAAGCTGTGCCGCAAGTATCGGCACTGCATGGCCACCGAAGACATCTTCTCCTGCGTGGACATTGCCTTTCTCAAGGCGTGCCGTGCGCATGACCCGGAACGCGGGAAGCTCAGCACCATCTTCTGGACGTTTGCCCAAGGCGAGTGCCTGCACTTCCTGCGGGGGAGCAACTGGACAATCAAGGCCACGCACAAAGCGCGTCTCTTGGGCAATAGCGCTAGGAAGCTCATGGCCCTTGGCTGGACCTCGCTAGCGGTGTGCAAGGAGCTGAGCTGCACGAAGACCGAGCTGAAGGATGCGCTGCTGGCCACCGCTGGGGTCGCCCATGACGTGAAGGGCTTTGATCTGCACGTTTGCCCTCGGCCTACACCGTGGGAGGTGCTGGAAGCTGAAGAAGATCGTTTAGCGGCAAGTTAGGGCTACAAGCCACAGGAACGATCATGGCCACCGGTGCCTTCTTCGCGGCCCTTGGGTATCGCTTCTATGTGAAGGCTGGCACCACGGCCTCCACCAACCCAACCGCTTCTACGGGCATGACTGAGATCCTCAGTCTGACCAACGCAGGAATCCAGGGCAGTAGCTCCACCACTGACGTGCTGGACTACGGCTCCACTCAGGGCTACAGCGCCAGCTTGGTGACAGGGCAGAGTTACACCATCCCCTGCACCATGAACCTCAATCTCAATGACGCGGGCTACAAGATCTTGCGTCAAGCAGCTTTGGATGCGGCCACTGGCGTGACTGTGGAGTGGTTCCGTGAATCGCCTGAGATGAGTTCCACCGGCAGCCCTGAGTACAACAGCGGCGTGGCCTTCGTGACCGACTTCTCCGAAGACATCCAGGCTGGCAACGTGGCCAGTGTTTCGTTCACCTTGACCGGTTATGGCGCCCCGTCTTGGGTGGCTGAGACGAACACCTGAGGCTAACTAGAGAGCGAGCAAAGGGATCACAGGCGGTGGGCTACGGCTCACCGCTTTTTGTTAGAGGCTCATGCCGCTCAGCTTGCGCCACTGATCTGCGAAGTAGGTATCGAGCGGGGCATTCTCTAGCGCCGGCTTGATCCAGTTGCGCCCCGGCACCAGCGTGCCCTTGCTGGTGGTGTAGCCGGTGAGGATCAGCGGAGCATAGGCAAACCCGCCTTTGCTCTTGGCATCCCACGTAAAGGTGATTGTGGTGCGACCGTCAAAGTTGCGGCGCTGAGAGCGCAGGAAGCCGCCAAGGTCCACGATGTCGCGGGGGCTGCTGACAGTGGCGCCATTGCGGCGTTTGGTTTCCCGAGGCCAGCCGAACTGCGGCGATTGGATCTCAGCTTTGAGCTGCTTGTCCAGCACCGTCTGGTAGGTGCCCAAGATCTGCGGCACCCGCAGCTTCAGTTGATTGGCGTTCCAGCCCGTCAGGCGGAATGAAGCACGGACCTGAACCGCCATCAGCCCTGCACGTAGCGGGCCAAGCGGATCTTGTCGCCCAGCACCTGCTGCAACGTGCTGCCGATCAGGCCGGTGCTGCCGTAGGGAAAACGGCCGTTGATCACCTCGCATTCAATGACACCTTGACCAGCAAAGTTCAGCGTCCCGGTGATGCCTGCCTTGATGCGGGCATCCAATGCCTGCGGGCTGACGGCATAGCCCTCATAGGTCTCTACGTCTGTATCAACGCCAGGAAAGCCAGCGCTGCTGCTGCCCGCTTCGCGTAAGTACAAGCTGACGGTGACGGTCTCTGATGCCGGCACCACATTGCCGGTTGTCGGATCAGTCATGGTGCCAACGGTGGGCACAGTAAAGGTCGCCGTGGCGTTGGCGAGCGCAGCGAGAGCACTTGTCATGGCCTAGGTTCCCGCGTTTGAGAGGCAACCTAAAAGCAACGAGAAGCTGAGTTGTGGCCGAGAGTCTGGGCGCTGCTGTATTGACGCTCAGCGTTGATGACTCCCGCTTTCAGGCTGGCCTCAAAAGCGCACAGACGGCGGCTGAATCGTTTCGTAATGTCGTCGCCAGTCTTGGCGTTGCAACCACCATCGGCGGTGGCTTGGCCTTTATTGGCAATCAGGTCAAGCAGCTGGATGAGGCCAGTGCTGCTGTACGCACCCTTGGCGTTGACTCTGACGAACTAGGCAAGCGACTGCGTGCGTTGTCCGCTGAGCTAGATAGCAACATCAGTCAGATCGACCTGACCAAGGCGGCCTATGACGTGGCCAGCTCTGGCTTTGCGTCCGCTTCTGAGGCGACGGACATACTTCGCGCTTCTGCTCTAGGCGCCAAAGGTGGCTTTGCTGATGTCAATGATGTGGCCAGCGCATTGACCGGTGTGCTGAACGCTTACGGCCTCAGTGCATCATCGGCAACCGACATTGTTGATAAGTTTGTGCAGACGCAGGCGGACGGTGTGATTACCGTGCGTCAATACGCAGCGCAGATCGGTACGATCAGCTCCATCGCGGCTGCAGCGGGTGTCAGCATTGATGAGTTAAATGCCGCAGTGGCGACTGCCACTCTTCGTGGTGTGCCTGTTGCTCAGACGTTCACCGGTCTCCGTCAAGCGATCAGCAGCATCATCAAGCCAAGTGAGCAAGCCAAGGAGTTGGCTGCATCCTTGGGCCTGGATTACAGCGTTGCAGCGTTGCAGTCCAAGGGTTTTGCTGCGGTGTTGGCTGATGTGCAGCAAAAGACCGGTGGCTCGGCTGACAAGCTGGCAGTGCTGTTGGGAAGCGTTGAGGCACAGGCTGCTATTCAACCGCTATTGAATGACCGATTGGCTAAATACAACGAGCTACTGGACAAGCAAAGCCAAGCTGCTGGCCAAGCGGCATCGGCCTCAGAGATCAATGCCAAAACCATTAGCGGCGGTTTGCAGCAGATTGGCAATGGCTTTTCTAATTTGGCTACGACGCTGGATACAACCTTGACACCCTTGTTTGGAGGGTTCATCAAGAGCATCAATGACATCCTAAGCAAGCTGAATCAAGTGGCGGCGCTGGCGCCAGAAAAGGTGCTGGCCCGTGAGAAGCAAGCTACAGATTTAGTGGCTGCCAACCTAGGCCCGCTTGGCATCAAGGGAACAGGCTTCTTTGGTTCTGTGTCAGTATCAGGAGCCAGCGTTGGCCCAGAGTTCAAAGACAAGGCCTTTACGGGTTCGGCTACTGGTGTGCGTGAGGACATTATTAAAGCCCTCCTAGCTAAAGATCTAGCCGAGATCAACAAGGCATTGCCAGAGGCTGGAAAGCAGGCAGGCAAAGAACTTGCAAAGGGTGGTCAAAAAGCAGCATCTGGTGTCATGGATGCCAGTAAAACGTGGCTTGAAACTGTGAAAACGGCCAATCAGATTGCTTCGATACAAGATGAGCTAGCCATCCAGTCTCAGCGCGGTGCCTTGACAGACAAGGGCATCGGTGCTCTGCAGGCAATTAAAGCGTTAGAGGATGCCAAGCGTGCTGAGCGCGATGCGCAGGCTGCTCTTCGTGCTGGTCAAGCAGAAGATGCCAAGAAGCGTGAAGGCTTGCTCAACGCATCTCGGATTGCGGCTGAAAACGTCCAGTTAGCAGCAGCTAAGACCAAGGCCGATCTTATTGATGCCTTTAAGTCGGCGCAGGACTCAGTACAAGCAATTAGCCGTGGGATTGAAGACACTGTTACGCAGCTCCAACAGCTTCAGAACACCAGCGGTGGCGGGCTCAATGAGTTTATGTCAGGACAGCAGGTTGCTGATCGTCAAGCAGCACTGGCTGATGAGCTACGACCGATTGTGCAAGAAATCGCCAACCGCCGCAATCTCAACTTCACGCTGTCCGGCACCAACGAAGACCGCAACAACGCGATCTTGCGCCTAATCCAAGCAGATCGCCAGCAAACAAGGCTGGAGCAAGACCTCGCTCAAAGCCGTGTGGACCTTGGCAAGGCACAGAACGACCTTGCGACGATCAACCAAAGCCTTGTCACCGTCAACACTGACCTTGCCACCGCGACCCAAGCGCTAGCCGACAAGGATTGGAACGTCTACGTGAGTGTGCCCGGCGGCAGCGCCTCCGGTGATGTCGTCCGCGAGGGGGTTTACCAATGAGCATCTCAATCGGCGCCTTCAGCACCAGCAAGCTGATCGCCCAGCCATTTGGCTACGACGAAACCGACACCAGTGCTGGCCTCACCGCCCGTAAGTGGACCGTCAGCGGCCTACTCACCACCAGCGAGTGGCAGTCCCTCCTCAGCGTCTACAACACCTGGCGCGACACCCGCATCACCGATGCCGACACGCTCAGCAGCGGCACGGTCGGCACCACCGTCAGCCTGACCGCCAGCGCCAACGGGATCAGCTGGAGCGGGATCGGCTGTTGGTTCACCGCTGCACCGACAGGCGAGCAAGCCGGCCCCTACATCCAGGCCACCTGCGAGCTGGTGGATGCCGCGCAAGCGCTAGCCGTGCTGCTGCGCCAAGAGGAGAAGAACCGCCAGCGCAGTGAGGCCACCATCCCAAGCCTGGGCACCGTGACGCTCGGCAGCGCCACGCTCACGCTGCTGTCTCCGATGGAGACCTATCAAGACACCCCCCAGTTGCAGCTGACTGCTAGCGGCACGCACTACATCTCTGGCGCTTTGACCGCCACTCGCGTGCGCCGCATTGAGGGCACCACCGATAGCAGCGGCTGGACGGCGGTGCGGAGCTGGTACGAAACCGCCGTCGCCAGCACCCCCAGCACCGGCAGCTACTTCCCGATCAGCGCACCCAGTGCCAGCGCTGAGGTGATCATCAGCAGCGGCGTTAAAAGCACCCGCTACACGGTCAGCGTTGAAGTGGCGGAGGTGAAGTGATGGCCATCGACATCCGCGCTGAAGTCAGCTGCAGCCTCGGCACCGTGATCAGCGGCAGCTTTGCTGATGACTACCTGCAGGGCAACGGCCTAATCAAGACCCGTGGCGAGGTGGTGCTCAACGGCACCCAAACGCCTGTGGTCGGCACTGAAGTGACGTTTACCTACGACAAAGGCGGCAGCACCTACACGATTCCACGGGTGCTGCGGGTGCTGAGCAGCTTTGCCGATCCGTTTCGCCGCACCACCACGGTGCAGCTGGGCTGCAAGCTGACCTACCTCGAAAACCGCAAGCCACCTGTTGAGGATCCCAACGCCAAAGACGAGCACAGCGATGTGCCGTGCAAGGTGTTCCTCAAGGCAATGCTGCCGATCAGCGCGGACTACGTGTTCCAGCAGTGCCTTGATGCGCTGGAGCTGGACAGCGCGGCCATCCCGCTCACCAACAAGTTCTCCCTAGAGCAGTTTGACCTGACGCCGGGCTTCATCCAGGTGATGAGCGACCTGCTGCAATCCGAGGGCTATGTCGGCTATCTCGACAGCAGCGAAACGCTGCAGTTTCTGGACCTGACGCAGGACACAGCCACCGGCCCTGTGATCACCCCGGCTGATGTGGTGGACCTTGGCCCCATCGGCGTCGGTGACCTGCCCGGCGAGAGCGTGGTGGTCCGCTTCAGCAGCCTCCGCCTGCTGCCGCCAGACGATCTGTATGGCGACGGCTACCTCAAGCGCAGCTGGGAAATCGAGGAAGTCTTCGGTGCGCCCTCGGAAGTCAGCGTCAGCTACACCAACGACGCCGGTGCCACCGTCACCGACAGCGATGTTTTCTACCCCTACAGCTTCACGGCCACGCGCTACGACGTGTGGGACCGCAAGATCGAGTCGATCTCGCTGAATCTGGTCTCCTCGGCAGAAACCAACAACCGCTGGGCCAGTGATGCCCTGCGCAGCGGCAGCTCGTGGAACCTGCCCACCGCCAAGTTGGTGCGTGAGGTGATTGAGTACGAAAAGGCTGCGGCCCCTGCTAACAACGTCAATCTGCTGTCGGTGCAGCTGGTTGGTGGCGGGGTCACTGAGATCAAAGCGGCCCTGAGCAGTGCGGCAGAAGAGCACACCGGCCTCGCCAACCTCTGCAAAACCGATGTGCCCGATGGTGCCGATGTGGTGAAGTCGCAGACCACCTACAACTACTTCTCGGAGCTGGAGCTAGCCGGCAGCCTCAACATCGACACTTACATCGACGACACCGGTTCGCTGGAAGAGTTCGACACCATTGCTGCTGAACTGGATTCCACGGTGGTTGTCGAATACGAAACCGACACCACCAGCGGCATCTCTAAGACGATCACCAAGCGCAGCATCTCTCGCTCGCAAACGGTCTCCGGCCAGCAGGATCTCGCCACCCGCGCCCAAGACCTTGATACCGCTGACCTCACCAACAGCATTGCGTCGCTGCTGAACCTGGCCCGCCGGCAGGTCTACATCGGTGCCGACACCAGCCTGCACACCCAGCGTGAGTACGGGCTGCAAAAGCGCCCCAGCGAAGCCGAGCGCAACAACACCGCCAACGAGAAACCCACCGTCACCGAGCAGAAGGCCGAGATCGCTTGGGTGACCGGCAGCACCACCAGCACGGCCGTCACCGAGTTCACCGTGCCCTACGCCCCAGACGACGAGATCACTTGGGATGAAAGCAGTGGTGCGTTCAGCAGCGTGCCGAGTGACGCCAAGGAAAAAGCGCTGCGTTACGGACGCATCCAAAACAAGCTGCTGCTGGGCAACCGCAGTGGCGTGAGCTTGCAGCTGGCACCCGAGCAACTGCCCAAACGCCCCTTCGACCCGCTGTATCTGCAGGCATCGGGCATCACCGGCGCCTACCGCGTCAATGGCACCAGCTGGGCGTTTGACGCCAGCGGCATCGTGGCCTCCACCGATGCCCTGCTGTGGGGTGCGGTGAGTGCAACGTCCGGCACCAACCTAGCCAGCAGTTGGGTGCCGTTGGCACCGGGCACCACCAGCCTGCCCCTGCCGTACACACCGACCAGCGGCAGCCCTGATTCGGAAACCTGTGTGACCTTCAGCGCCGTGATCACCCCCACCACAGTCCTGCCGCCCTACATCGAGTCGGTGCTGGTGGAAGGAGTGAGCCGCAGCAGCGCAGCGATCACTGACTACCCCTATGGCTTGGATCGCGGTAGTGAAGCGTTGGTGCTGCGCACCCGCGCAGGCTTGGTGGCCGGTAGCCGGCTTGAAGCAGCGGTTGGGGCATTGACGCTGACGGGGCAGAGCGCAACCTTGACCTACCGGCGCGGGATTGCAGGCGGTGCGGGCAGCCTGGTGCTGAACGGTTACGGCGCCGGCTCAATCCGTGACTACCGAATCGGCACCAACTTCGGCACCTTCGCTGCCACGGGCCAGAACGCCATTGTGGCGCTGCAGCGGGCACCACTGGCTGCAGGCGCTGGCAGCTTTGCGTTGAGCGGCCAAGGCGCTGGCTACCGGAAAGGAATTATTGCGCCTGCTAATAACGGAACTTTCACCTTTGATGGCCAAGTCGCTACTCTAACTCGCTCTCTTCGATTAAGAGCAGATAGCGCTACCTACTTAGTTGACGGCAAGCCTTCGATTGCTAAACCTCAACTTATTGGATCGCAGATCAACTCCGATGCTACGGCTGACACGTCGGCGGTTGTAACTGTTCCTTCAAATGCACAAGGAGACTTGCTAATTGCAGTGTTGATGTGGCGGAACGACCGAGGCACGTTGACCGTGCCTTCTGGTTGGACGCTGCAGGGCACATATACAAGCTCTATTATGATCAGCGGTGTCCAGCAAAACCTGCTGGTTTACACAAAGACTGCTTCTGCAAGCGAGCCTGCAACTTACACATGGACGGCCGCCACGAGCACGAGAAACGCATGGCTCAGCGCGTCGGTGCGTTTTGGCCAGATCGATACCGTTAGTGAAAACTATGGAAATGGAACAACAGCAACAATCTCAACGGTTGCAGACAGGCTGAATCTCACTGTCTTTACTTGGGTTTACGCGCAATCCAGTGGATCGGAGACGTACAGCCAGTCGGCGGCAGATTCAAGCCTGACTCAAATAACCGACTCTCCAAAAGCAAATGCCCGGATCTCTGGTGGTTACACCCGCAACGCCACAACCGTCACTTCTACTCATGCCGCAACGGATACCCTAAACAACCCAAACCATGGAGGCATCAACATCCAGATCAAAGGTGTGTGACCTACACGCAATGGCGGCAACCTAGCCCCAAAGCTCCGGCCTCATGGCGTCGTTTAACAAGTTCAATAGCTTCGTGGAGGCATTGGCCGAGAAGAAGCATGATCTCGGCGCTGACACGCTCAAGGTGCTGCTCACCAACACCGCGCCGGTCGCTACCAATTCGGTGAAAGCGGACCTCACTGAGCTAAGTGGGGGCAACGGCTACACCGCCGGTGGCAATACCGCCTCGGTGACTAGCTCAACGCAAAGCTCCGGCACCTACAAGCTGGTGTTAGGCGACCCCGCCACCTGGACCGCCAGCGGCGGCAGCATCGGCCCATTCCGTTATGCCGTGCTCTACAACGACACCGCCAGCAACAAGGAGCTGATCGGCTGGTGGGATTACGGCTCCAGCATCACCCTTGCCGCAGGTGAATCCTTCGCTGTGGACTTTGATCCGACCACCGGTGTCCTCACCCTTGCCTGATCATGGCCATCACGCTCTCGATCAGTCAGAAGGAACTGCAACGGCAGGCTGCGCTGTGCTTGGAGGGTCGCGCCTATGAGGTGTTTCTCGCCACCAATGACGGCAGCCTGTCCGCTAATTCCACCTACGCCGCTTGGCAGGCGGTGGAAGTCGCCAGCGCCAACGGCTATGCCCCTGTGACCGGCACCATCGGCACCGGCGCTTGGGATGCGGGTGACGCCCGTTATGAACTGCCCGCCATCACGGCCACCTTCACCAGCAGCGGCTCTGGCTTCAGCTACGACACCATCTGCGTGCGGATCGGCACTGAGACCTACCTGCACAGCACCGTGGCTGAATCGCCGTCGATCACCTTGGCCGCTGGACAATCCAAGACCTATGTGATCACGTTGGTGCAGGACGACTGATCCATGAGCACCCGCATCACGGTCACCAGCAGCAGTGATGCGTTGCTGGCCAGTGCGCGTCAGGTACAACAGGCCAATCGTGAGGCACAACTGCAGCGCGAGCGTGACGCACGCACAACAGCGACTGCCACGGCTGAAGGGCAGCCGACAACGCTGCAGCCGCCCAATGGCGGCAACCCCGATACCGGCGTTGAGCGGCGCCCTGCTGCTCAACGCAAAGCAGTCGGTAGCACGATGGGCGTGCAGTACACCACCCAGATCATTTCGGCCGTGCCGGCAAGCACGTTCCGTCTGACGGTCGGTATTCCAGGGCTGGCACAGAAGGTTGTGGTGGACACGCTAGAACCCAGTGGTGCTGCAGCCACCAATCAGCCAACTCCTTCCGATACCAGCAGCGGATCTGAATCTGTACTGGGCTTTGTTACCTACTCAGCTACACCTAATTTCTTCGGCAATAACTACACGTCGGAGTACCCCTGTGGCTATACCTTCCAAACTGGCCCCGGAACACCGCCCACCATGTCATGGACGGATTCTGTTATCCCACGGGTCACCAGCCAGGACTACGACGACTCCGACTTTTACCTGCTTCCCATCGGCCAGAAAGCCTGCATCTTTGTCTATGTCTACAGCAAGCTGCGGCTGCTGACGGTGTATGAAAGGACAAGTCGTGTGGACCGCACATCAACAAATCCACGAGTCACCAGCTCTGGGTGCGGTGGCCAAGCTGGCACCTATTACGACCGGGAAAGCATCTTTGATGTACGGGAGACGGTTTACAACACCGAGCAACGCCAGCGTTACGAGATTTTTGCTTTCTACGTTGACACCTCCAACGTGCGCCAGCTAGACGTTCCTGAAGCATTAGACACCGCGATTCGCGCCTTGCATCCGCCGCTAGCGGTAAACAGCACCCAAGAAGTGCTCACCTCCTCGCTTTACACCCGCTTTGAGTACGCTGACGTGGCAGGTTCCTCCAGCGAACCCAGTAATTACAACGGCCCAGTGACATACGGCTATACCGATGTACCCAGCTTTGACTACACCGTTCACGCCGAAAGCAAACTGCACGGCAACTACCCAGCACGTAACGACGTGCTTGCCCAGCAATTCGGCCTAGGGCGTCTAAATGAAGAAACCCACGACGGCAACTACTTCACTCCCGCTGTATACCGCTTTTTGGGGCCTGCCATGAATTTGACTTCAGCTACAGCACAGACGTATGCCTGGATGCGTCAGAACTACTTTGCTAACGCGCCTCGTAAGTACCTAGCCCCCTGCGTTAACAGCTCCAGCTGTGTCGAAGAGGAAACGGTTGGATTTGATGTGAGCACCACAGCTCCTGAAGATATTGATACGGCTATTTCGGCTTCCAGCTTTACCAGCGCCCGACGCTATAACGTCGCACTCAATGGTGTGAACGACTTTGAAGTTGTATTCGGCTGGGACTGGGATGACCCTACTTTGTGCCGCACCAAGCTGACGGCACTTGGCTTTACCGCTGCTGATCTCAAGCCATGAACGACCAACGCCTGCTACTAATCCGCGCCAAGCAGGTGCAGACCGCAAACCGCCAGGCCCTGCTACGCAAGGAAAAAGAGCAACGTCTCATCAACAAGGCAATAACCTCTAAGTAAGTAGCCAACCCGTATGCCGACGCTTCCCTTTGTCCAGGCGCCCGAGGCACCCACGACCCGGCGACTTGGCACACCCGCCAGCGGCATTCTGGAGATGCCGGTACTTGGCGGCCTCACCGTTGGGGAGTCGGCCGTGATCTCTGAGCTGCTGGCTAATGAGCAGAGCAGCTTCGTCAAAGGCGCCCAGATCGCCGATGCCATTGCCAAGGCCGAAGCGATCAGCATTTCCGAGGCGTTAAACATCATTGAAGGTGCGATCAGCGGCCGCCAACTGGAGGAGCGGGCCGAAGAGATCCGCACGAAGCACGCGGCCTTGATCCAAGAGGTGGCGCAGGTGTACGCCGCTGCAGGGCAGCGCAACATGGAATCCACGGTCACGGCCTTGATCCGCTGCCGCTGCAACCTGCCGGAGTGGAGCATCGCCGACACCCGCCAGATGCACCGCGCCTTGTTCAATGCGATCTGGCAACTGGCGCAGGAAGAATCCGACGCGGAAGCCATGCCCAGTGAGCCACCGACTGAGGAGGAGCTGGGAAAGCCGCCAGCGGCGGATGGCGCCGCAGCGAAACGGACTGGCAAGCGATCTTCTACGACCTAGCGCACAGCTACCCCGGCCAGTTCCACCGCACCACCTACGCGAGGGAACTGCGGCAAACGGTGCTGCAGGCATGGCGTGAGCTGCAGCGAATTCGCCGCGAGCAAGCGCAACTGCAGGAGATGCCGGTGGCCCAACTCGCAGCGCTCCTAGCCAACATCAACCGCGACCCCAAGAAGGGCAAACCCTTCTCGCTGCAGGACTTCCAGCTGTTCGCCAGCGAGCAGAAGGCCGAGCGACGTCTCAGCGCCGAGGTGGCTGCAGTTGCCCTGGCGCTCAAGCACGACGACAAGGCACCGCCCCTATTGGTGTCCTGTTGGAACGAGGTGCTGGCCAGCGCAGCAGACGGCACGCGAATGCCCGAGGTGCGGGCGCTGCATTCCGACGATGAGGCGGTGTGGGTGTTGGCGCCGGTGTGGGAAGCGACCGGCATCCGTGGCGGATTGGTGCTCGTTCGTGGGCAGATCAGCGGCACGGTCCTGCTGCGCGATCTGGATCGGCCACTGTTGACGCACCGGCTGCTAGTCCCAGCTCGCCCCGGCTTCGGCTGGATCGAGGCAGGCTGCTTGCTCCTTTCGGCGGAAGACTAGGTAATGGACTTGCTGAGCCTGCGCACCGCCATCGAGACCACGCTGGTGGATCAGCTCGGCACGTACACCCTCGCCAATAGCGCCACCACCCCGGCCATCTCGGTGCGGGCACCGGGTGAGAGCCTGCCGCCTGGCACCACCGTCACGGGCTTGGAGGTGGTGATCGTGCGCGAGCCTGAGCTGGTGCCGGTGCGGCAATACAGCAAGGAGCAAGCCTTCAACCGCTGGACGCTATATCTGGTGGATTGGAGCGGCGATGCCAGCCTGCAGGAAGTGGCCGGCCGCCTGCTCTGGAGCTACCCCGGCAGCAACGCGGTGACGATCAACGTGCCCCGTGGTGTGGGGCCGAGATCGCAGATGCGCGTGGACATCACAACCAACCCCGACACCTACGCGGGTTGAGCTGACCGGAAACCTTGGGTATGGCGATCACCCCGGCGAGCTACAACATCCGGCCCCAGCGGCGGGCGGATTATCCGCTGCAGGTGCAGTTCAAGGATTCGGATGGCGACGGCATCAACATCACCGGCTGGACGGTGCTGGCGCAGGTGTGGAGCAAGGATCGCGTGACCAAGTACGGCGACTTCACGGTGACGACGCTGAATGCCAGCACTGGCTCGGTAAAGCTCACGCTGCCGTACACCGTCACGGCAACCCTCCCGGAAGAATGCCGGTACGACGTGATGCTGATCGACAGCAACGGTCTGCGGGAGTATTACCTCGAAGGCATCGTGCGCCCCTCTGAGGGCTACACCGCACCGAGCTGACTATGGCCAACACCGTTAAGGTGATCAGCACCGGCCAGGTGGTCGTCACTGAAATAGCCGAGCAGGCGATTGAACTCACCACGGCAGCCCAGCCGCTGCTGGTGGAGGTGCAAACCGCTGGCCCACAAGGCCCGCCCATTAGTGAAGTGCTGAACCTCGGCGACCTGGCGAACGTCAACGACACCGCCAAAGTCACCGGCAGCGTCTTGTACTACGACGCCACCACCAGCACTTGGAAAGGCGATGACATCAACACGGTCATCACACTGACGGACGGCGGGAATTTCTGACCGGAAACCTAGCTGCAACGCAGTGTCTCGCCGGTAACCGTGGCCAACACCATCCGCATTAAGCGTTCGACGGGCAGCAGCGCACCGACGAGCCTGGCCAATGCGGAGCTTGCCTTTAGCGAGGGCAACGCTGTCCTGCACTACGGCACCGGCACTGGCGGGGCAGGTGGCAGCGCGACGAGCATCATCAAGATCGGTGGCGCCGGTGCGTTCGTCACGCTGGACACCGCTCAGACGATCAGCGGCAACAAGACCTTCACCGGCACTGTTGATCTAAGCGCGGCGACCATTGGCGCCTTCACCACGACCGGCAACGTGGTCGTCGGTGGTGACCTGACCGTCAACGGCACCACCACCACGATCAACAGCACCACGCTCGCCGTTGACGACAAGAACATCATCCTGGGCGACGTGGCCTCGCCCACGGACTCCACAGCCGATGGTGGTGGCATCACCCTCAAGGGTGCAACCGACAAGACTTTCAACTGGATCAATGCCACCGACAGCTGGACTTCCAGCGAAGACATTGATCTAGCCAGCGGCAAGGTCTATCGCATCAACGGCGCCAACGTGCTGAGCGGCAGCACGCTCGGCAGCGGTGTTACCGGCTCCAGCCTCACCTCTGTTGGCACCCTCACCAGTGGTGTGTGGAACGCCAGCACCATTGGCGTGCAGTACGGCGGCACCGGCGCCGCAACGCTGACCGGCTACGTCAAAGGCTCTGGCACCAGCGCCCTCACCGCGTCGGCCACGATCCCCAACACTGACATCAGCGGTCTGGGCACGATGAGCACTCAGAACGCCAACAACGTGGCCATTACCGGCGGCACGATTGATGGCATCACCTTGGATGGCGGCAGCTATTGAGCTGGCCGGCAACTTAGTGCGTCCGGCTAGATAGCCACCCACGGACGCCACATGGCGAACACAATCAAGCTTCGGCGCTCAGCCGTCGCAGGCAAAGTTCCTGCTGTAGCAGATTTGCAGCTGGGCGAGCTAGCGCTCAACACCTACGACGGCAAGCTCTACACCAAAAAGGACAACGGCACCGCGAGCGTCGTGGAGTTGTCCGGTGGTGGTAGCGGAACACTCAACGAACTCGACGGTGGCAGCGCATCAAGCGTTTTCACGGTTGGCGAACTCACTGCTCTTGATGGAGGTGCTGCGTAATGTCTGTCCGCATCCAACTGCGCCGTGACACGGCAGCCAACTGGGCCAGCACCAACCCAACCCTGACGCAGGGTGAGCCGGGCTACGAAACTGACACCGGCAAGATCAAGTACGGCGACGGCAGCACGGCTTGGGACAGCCTGGCTTATGCGCCTTCGGCCGCCATCGTTGATGGCACCATCGTCAACGCGGACGTGAACGCGAGCGCCGCGATTGCCGGCACGAAGATCAGCCCTAACTTCGGGAGCCAGAACCTCACCACCACCGGCACCGCAACAGCCGCAGCACTGATCCCAAGTGGCAGCAGCGTACCCACGAACGGGGTTTATCTACCTTCCAGCAACAACGTAGCCATCTCGACTAATGGTGTTCAGCGCATCAACATCGAAGCTGATGGCGACATCAACATTGATAGCGGCGGTGTGTTCTATGACGCTACCAATAACAGACTAGCGATTGGCACTACAAGTCCTGCTTATTTATTGCATATTGATGCCGGATCTACTACTGGCAGTGTGCGGATTGAAGGCGAGCTTTCTGGTTCATCAAGATTCTTGACTTTAGGTCATAACGCAAGTGGACAAGCCGAAATTGTTGCAGCATCTACTGGTGGCGCCGACAACACGCTAAATATATTTGGACGCCCGACAGTCTTTGGCCTTAACGCTGCTAATGAATATGCCCGCATCGACAGCTCCGGCAGGTTGTTAGTTGGCACGTCTACGAGCCGCAGTGTCGGATCAATTACAGCACCTTTATCTCTATATGAATCTGCACTGCATACAATAGTTGGAATTGTAGCTAACAATACATCTGGCGGGACGCTTTCTTTGGCATCTACAGGCGGCTCTTCCGTTGGAAGTAACACTCTTGTTGCCAATGGTCAGACTTTAGGCGTAATTAGATTTGCGGGTGCAGACGGCACAGACCTAGTGTCTACTTCTGCATCAATTCAAGTCTTTGTAGACGGCACCCCTGGCGTCGACGACATGCCGGGCCGGCTCGTCCTGAGCACGACCTCAGATGGGGCGAGCTCGCCCAGCGAGCGCATGAGAATTACAAGTGCAGGTAATGTCTCTATAGGTGGCACCGGGGTTCAAGCTTACACAGAACGCACACTTTTAATTGGTGCTGATGGAGTTGACGGACTCGTAACAGGCTTTTCACAGCCATCAGGAACAGGCAGCAATAGTGTTAACGGAAGAAACTTGATACTGCGCGGCGGGGTTGGGACTGGATCAGGCGCCAATGGCGACATCATTTTTCAAGGTGCTAATACTGTCGTCAATGGAAACCAACTGCCTCATGGTGTTTCAGAACGTCTGCGCGTCACCAGCAATGGCCAGTTAACAAGTTCAGCAAGCAGTGATATCCACCATTTTATTGTAGACAATACAGCGTCTACATATAGCTCAAGGCTCGCCACTTTTGACAGCAGCGCTGCCGCTGGAAATGGATGGTATTTTCTTGCATGTCAATCTTCAAGTGGTGGCGACAATGAATTCTTGCTGCGTGGAGATGGCGTAGGATTAGCTGATGGATCTTGGATTGGTGGCGGCGCTGACTACGCCGAATACTTTGAGTGGAACGATAGCAATCCAACCGCTGAAGACCGCCGTGGTATCAGCGTGGTGCTTGACGGCAATAAAATTCGCCACGCCGTCTCTGGAGACGACCCAATCGGTGTTATTTCGGGCAATCCAAGCGTGGTTGGTGACGCTGCTTCAACTAAATGGATCGGCAAGTACCTCCGCGATGACTACGGCACCTACATCCAAGAGGATTACGAAGTCGAGGATGAAGACGGCAACACCGTCATCCAACAGCGCCGCAAGCTCAACCCTGCTTACGACCCTGACGTGGAATACACCTCCCGCGAAGAACGCCCCGAGTGGGATTGCGTGGGTCTGATGGGCAAACTCCGCCTCCGCAAAGGTCAACCCACCGGCAGCCGCTGGATCAAGATGCGCGACATCAGCGATTCCGTTGAGGAATGGTTAGTTCGCTGAGGCAGACCAGTCCTACTCTCTTCTCACCCTCGCCATACCACCATGACCCACTACGAAATCAACGCTGAGGACAACAAAGAGGACGTGACCGAACTGGTCAAGCACGTCGCTGAGCAGGTTGAAGGCGTCACCGTCGAGACCAAGGAAGGCGGCAGCATCAAGATGACCGGCGATGTCAAGATCCAGATGACTGGTGGCGCAATCAAGTTTGGCTAACCCCTTTCTGGGGCGATTTCACCCCCATGCTGAGTAGTCACCTTCACTAAGGCGGGCAACCGGCCTGTTCAACAGGTTGCACCACTCTTAGCCTTAAGGCACTGCCACTACACCCATGGCTGACACCTACACCTGGACCATTAACCAGCTCGAACGACTGGCGCAAACCGGAGAGATTCAGACGGTTCACTATTCGGTGGCCGCTCGCAGTGAAGACGAGGTGTACGCCAGCTCGGCCTACGGCAGCCTGGGCCTCGACCCTGCCGATCCCGACAACATGATCCCGTTTGCCAGCGTCACTGAGGCGGAGGTAGTGAGCTGGGTGCAGGCCAAGTTTGGCGAGGAGAAAGTGGCAGAGATCCAGGCCGCCCTCTCGCAGCAAATCGAGGATCAGCGTGCTCCAAAGGTCGCCCAAGGCTTGCCCTGGAGTGCAGCACCTGCCGCTGCTTAGTCTCGCCGACTACTTTTGTTGTGTTCCCGCTCTGCTTTGGCAACGGGCTGAAGGCTCCGCTACGGCGGGGCCTTTGTTTTGCCGGGCAACTTAGATCAACTGCTCGGCCACCATGACGCCAGAGGAACTTGCGGGCCTAGCCATTGCCTTACTGGCTGGCTCCGAGCTGCTCAGCTACATCCCTGGCGTCAAGGCCAACGGTTGGGTGCAGCTGGTGCTCGCGGCCCTTCGGGGTATCGCAGCCGCTGCTCAGGTTGAGCAAAACAACAAGCGCAAGCGCCGCTGAGCCATGGTCGAAATCGTCGCTGCTTTGGCAGGTGCTGTCCTTGCCATTGGGGCAGGCGGCGTTGGTTCCTTTATGCGCAAAGACGAGGAAGCCTCAAAGGCTGTGATCCGCCTGACCGCCGCTGTGGAGCACATTGCTGGTGAAGTCAGCCTGCTGCGCACAGAGATCAAGGAAGACCGGCAAGAGCTATACCCCCGCTTGAACGCGATTGAACAGCGCCTAGCTGTGCTGGAGACCAAGATATGAGCATCATTCAGCTGCGCGATGCGGCCAAGCACTTCAAGCAGCTGCCTCATCAACTTGCCGCTTGGGATTGGCTGCAGGAACACTTAGACGCTGACACGCTCAGGCAGTTCGCGGAGCTGTATCGCGCTGATCCTGCGATCAAGCAACCGCTGCCCCCGACCTGGCTGGCTCCCGCTCTGAAGATCATCCGCGAGTTTGAAGGCTGCAAGCTGGAGGCTTACCGCTGCCCAGCTGGTGTGCCCACCATCGGTTGGGGCACCACACGGCTGATGGATACGCCGGTGCGCATGGGCGACAAGATCAGCCAGGCCCTAGCGGATGAGCTGCTGCAAAACGAGGTAGAGAACCTCTTCGGCCCTGGCGTGCTGCACCTGCTGCCGATGGCCAAGCAGTGGAAGCCCAATCAAGTCGCGGCCATCATCAGCTTTGCCTACAACCTCGGCCTTGGTGCTTTAGAGGATTCCACGCTGCGCAAGCGGCTGCTGGCTGGGGAAGACCCCTGCACCGTCGTGCGGGAAGAACTACCGCGCTGGGTGCATGCCGGGGAAGCCGTGCTGGCTGGGCTAGAGCGGCGTCGCGCTGCGGAGGTGGCCCTGTTCTGCGGTGATCAGCGTTTGGGCGTGCCCGCACAGCAGAAGCCCAACACACCGTTGAAGGTGCCGTACTACAGCCAACGCGATTCCACGGTGGCGGGCCAGGCCAACCGGATGTGCTTCTCCAGCAGTTGCGCCATGCTCGTCTCCTTCCTGCGGCCGGGTGTGATTACGGGCGCAGCGGCCGACGACCAATACCTCAAGACGGTGCAGCGCTTTGGCGATACCACCGACGTGAATGCACAGCTCAAGGCATTAGCGCACTACGGCATCAAGGCTCGCTTCAAGCAAGACGCCGGTTGGGATGACCTGCAGCAGCAGATCGCACGTTCAGTGCCGATCCCCTGCGGATTCCTGCATCACGGCACCAGCGCCAAGCCCACTGGCGGCGGCCATTGGCTGACCGTGATCGGCATCACCAAAGGTCACGTCATCGTCAACGATCCCTTCGGCGAGATGGACGTGGTGCGCGGCACCTACCTCAACAGCAAAGGTTCAGGGCTGCCCTACAGCAAGGCGAACTGGGGGCCACGGTGGCTGGTGGAAGGGCCGCGTTCCGGCTGGTGCATCATCGCCGAGCCATGAGGAACGTGAACATCAGCCAGCGCATTCAACCTGGCCTGTGGAAGGTCCACCGCAAAGACACCGGCGTGGTGGTGTGGATGGCGATGGCCAACGGCATCACCTACCTCAGCTATCACGAGGAGCAAACCCGCCTCTGGCTTAGCCGTGAGCTAGATGATCCAGAACCGCTGGAGGCGGCATGAAAAAGCCCCCGGCATGACCACGGGGGCAAGTTGAACATCCGACCTAGTTTGCCGGCTTGTCATTTCTTAAGCCTTTCGCCACCATCATGCACTCAAACATCACTTCAGCTTGCCAGCGTTGTTGGTGTTCAATGCAGTAACCAAGGCCACACACCCGCCACTTGATCCCATCCTTTGTAGTGACCTGATTGATGACAGGTTCACTCACGGGAATACTTAGCGCAACCTTCTAGGTTCCCGTTATGGCGTGGGGAGAGTGGATGGTGCCCCAGCCAGGACCGGAGCACCTGCTCACGCTGGAACAGCAGCGGCGTGCCGTTGATGGCTACACGCTGCCGCAGGCCAAGGCCATGCTGCTGCGCTTGTGCCAGCTGTCCCTACATCAAGACCTGATTATCCGAGGCGCTACGCGGCGGATCGCAGAGCTTGAATGCACTCTTGCCCTTGCAGACCGCCAAGCTTAAGCCTGAGGGTGGTCATGGCTCGGTTGTGCATCTGCTGGGTGGCCTGACGGCTCACCTGAAGCTCGGCACCAATTTGTTCGTAAGGCTTCGGCAGGCGGGTGCTGCCGAAATAACGGCTGCGGATGATGTGCTGGTGCTCGGGGGTCAGATCGTTGATGGCTTCATGCAGCGCATCACTGAACTCTTGCAAATCATCGAGTTGTCCATCGGTGCTGCGTGGATCAGCTACCACATCCATAAACTCGCCGTACTTCTCACCGCCTGGCATCTTCTGATCCAGGCTCAAGACGCTGGCGTTGTGGTTGAGGTAGCCCAGCAGCGTTTGCTTCTGGATCCCGCAATGCTTGGCCACATCGGCCAGCGGCGGCAGCTTTCCCTGCTCCCGCAGGTGCAGCTGCATGTAGTCCATCGCTTTGCGCAGCTGATCATTGGCCTGCATCGGCAGGTGGATGATGCGGCTGTGGCGGTTGATCGCCCGCGTGATGCCCTGGCGAATCCACCAGTAGCAATAGGTGCTGAACTTGTAGCCCAGCGCCGGCTCAAATTTGAGGATGGCGGAATCGAGGCCAATCAGACCTTCTTGAATCAGGTCTTCAAGGGTCAGCGTGCCGCTGTACTTCTTGTATTTGCCGGCCACATTGACGGCCAGGCGAATGTTGGAGAGAAAGAAGCGATCACGAGCGCGGCGCCCTTTGTTGATGATGCCCTTCTGCTGTTTGGTGGGCTTTTGAGGGTCACCGATGGCGAGCCAAGCCTGCACCTGACGGGCCAGGGTGATCTCTTCGGCAGCTGTGAGCAGGGGATAGCGGCGCGAGTGCTGGATGATCCAATCGACGGAAGTGCCAGGCGTAGCCATTGGCAGCAGTGTGGGGGAGAAATGGCTAGTGTTTGGGCCTAGACCTTTTTCGAGGGCTAGGCGGAACCGTAGAGGCAGGCTGCGGTAAGGCCAGTGGTGCGTGAGCCCTGGCCACCTGCCACCTTTTTGCTCAGACCGTGGCCAAGGTCACCGTGTGCTCTTGGTCCTGGTATTTGCCCGCGCGGTCTTCGTAGCTGACCGAGCAGGGATCGCCTTCAAAGAAGAGCAGCTGACAGATGCCCTCGTTGGCATAGATGCGGCAGTCCGCACCGGAAGAGTTGGAAAACTCCAGGGTGAGGTGGCCGCGCCAGCCAGCTTCAGCGGGGGTCATGTTGGCGATCACACCCATACGGGCATAGGTGGATTTGCCTAGGCAGATCACCGTGACGTTGGGCGGCACGCAGAGTTTCTCTAAGGCGACACCCAAGCCGTAGCTGTGGGCCGGCAGCACGAAGTAGCGGCCGCGCTCATCGCTCTGCAGCTCAACGTTGCGCAGGTTGTCCGGGTTGAACGCCTTGGGGTCCATGATTGTGCCGGGCACATGCTGAAAGACCCGGAAGTCAGCAGGTGACAGGCGGATGTCGTAGCCGTAGGAGCTGCAGCCGTAGCTCAGCACCTTGTGGCTGGCGATCTGCCGGATCAAGGTGGGTTCAAACGGCTGGATCATGCCGGCGTCAGCGCGGACGCGAATCCAGTGGTCAGCTTTGATCACAGCAGGGCCTCCCCGCGTGCTTTGCGGGCCAGCACCCATGCGGCAAACGCCACGATCAAGCTGGCGGTTTGGTTGTTGATTGGTGCCGCGTGGGGGTAGCTATCACGCCACCACTCAGCCAGTAGATCTTCAAGCGTCGGCGTTGTCGTCGTCATGGGGTTGGGTGAGAAGGCCGGTGTAGGTGGATTTGAGCGGGTCGCCGTTGGGGAGATCAGCGCGGCCGCTGGCTTGGTAGGCAGCGTCTAGGCGGTCTTGCCGCGCTTGCTGCTCAATCGGGTTGCAGTCGGGGTTCATCAGAAGGGCATCGAATTGGTAGATTCGGCCTTGGCCTTTTGATCGCTCACCGCCAGCAGCAGATAGTCATTGCCGGCCTTGCTGGTGCGGGGGCGCAGGTTGGCGCGGAGCTGCACGCAGGGTTGGCCTTTGTCGTTGGCGACCGGGTTCTGCGTCAGCGCCCAGTTGTAGAGCTTTTCGATCTCTTCCACTGGCACATCCGACGATGCCCAGTAGGCGCCTTCGGTTTTCTTGTCTTGGTTGCAGGTGAACCAAAGGGTGAAGGCATCAGGGGCGAAATCGGCCATGAGTCAGTTGATGGTGGGAAGGTTGAAGTAACGGCGCAGCGCGTCATGCACTGCACCGCTGGGGGTGAGCTGATGCTCATCCGCGTGTTTGCGGATCAGCTTCATCACGTCCGGCCAGAGGTGGGCGCAGACGGCCACGCTTTTGGTGCTGCGGGCGTACCGCCGCCTGGGCGTTACCGGCTTGCGTTCGCTAGCGCTAGTCATCAAGGGCACACCAGAGGTAGGGCGTGTTGCGGTGGGCATAGAAATCAACAGGGGCAATCGCTAAGCCTTCATCCTGCATGGCGATGAAACTGCGCAGTTGAAGCCAGCACGATTTCACCCGTTCATGCGAGCAAAAGCGGTATTCCGCCGGCACCGCATTGGCTGATTCGGCCCACTGCAGTGAAGTGCCGCAAAGTGCAGCAAGGTAGGCGCCTTGGTTATTCCTCAGCAGCCAATAAACCCGGTGCAGATACGGATCGCTGCAGGAGCTTGAGATCCGCGCGGATGCGTTGGAGGAGGACGCGTTTCGCGCAGTGATTGCCGAAGTACGTGAGCCTTGCATTAAATGCAGCTTCTGCATAAACGTCTGCTCCCGCCGATTCAATGCCTTCAATGGCATGGCATACATGCGCGTGAGCAAGTCGGATGTGCTCATCAGGCGGCAACGGCATGAAGCTGCTCCATCAGGAAGTCGCGGTGCGCGGCGGTCTTGATGTAATCGGCGGCCTTCTTGTCGGGCGGCAGGCTGAACCGCTCTTGAAAGGCCAGCACGATCTGAGCGCGGCGTTCCTCGCTCACCTTGAGCACGGCCTGCACCAGCTCTTGCACCTCAGCGGCACTGAGCTTCTCGGGATTCGGGGATGCCGGCTTCTTGGTAAGTGGCTTGCTAGCGCTAGCTGGTGCGGGCACGACAGAGGCGGCCTCTTCGCGCATCGGGTTTTCCACCTCCACCCGCGCCCACAGCTCATACCCCAACCCAAAGGCAAAGGCTGCAGCGGTGCAAAGGCAGCGGCGGTGCGTGTCGGTCAGCGTCCGCGCTGTGATCCGCTCAAAGGGAATCGGGTTGTTGCGGTTGTCCATGCACGCTTGCGGGAAGTCCGGCGTCACCTGATCGCCATTGGCGAAGTAGCCAACGACATAACCGGAGCCATCAGGGGCACGCCACACATGGCCGCCATCCGGGGCGGCGCTAAGGGTGAACTGCCAGCCGGGTGCGTGAACGTGCAGCAGGTGGGCGATCTTCGCCCAGTTCACATAGTCAGCGGCATAGGAGCCGCTGCCCTTGGTGGAGATGTCATCAGGAGAGATGACCCAACCAAGTTGCGGGAAGTCGGTCATGGATGCGGTGGTATCGGGTGCCGCGTCGCTGCAGCACCCTTGCATCCTAGGCTAGCCAACGCTAGGGGTCAAGTCCCTGATCCATTGCCGCTAGTGCATCGGCAACCGGATCGGAGCCGTTAATCGTGATCGCCTCCCATTCGCTCGGCGTCCACTGATGCCAGCCGCTCAGCACGTTGCGCAGCAGGTCGCGCTGGGCGTTGGTCAGGCCTTGGCAGTGCTGCTCCAGCTCTTTCCATGCCACCGCCGGGCTCAGCTGCTTTTCCTTGGCAATCGCCTCAAAGCGGCCCTGATGCTCGGCGCTCAGCGCCTTGGCGGCTTCCTCGGACAACGGCTCCGGTTGCTGCAACCACTCCGGCGGCTCCAGTTCGCCGATGAAATGCGAGAAGAACTCCGTCGCCCGCCATGGCCGGCCGTGGGCGTCAGTGATCGGCTGAGAATCCTTGAGCCGATCCTTCAGCCGTCGGTCGCTCACGCCGCTGTAGTCGCCGTCCGCCACCCGCGCATTGGCCAGCGCCAGCTGGATGAAGGTGAGCGGCTGCGGCTGATCGGTCTTGGCGTTCTGCAGCTTGTTGAAACTCGAATCGCGCACGGCGGGAAAGCCGGCCTGCTCACCCCACTCATGCAGCGTGCTGTGAATCCACCCATTGCGGTTGCACCACGCCGTGAGGGTGCGGCCAAAGCGCTGGCGGGTGGCTAGCGGTGGATGGCTGTAGCGGTCGTGATCCAATGCTTGTGCTTCGCTAGCGGCTAGCCTACCCCTAAGGATGGGCAGCCGCCTCCCCGGCCCTTAGCCGCACGTCCTGCACTGCTCCATCACTCACGACGACCCGATCCACCCACTGCGACAGCAGCCGCCGCGTCTGCTCCGGTGTCCTGGTCATCTCCGCCCACACCTGCGGTTGATCCAGTGCCTCTAAGGCATCGCTCAGCGTGAAGCGGCTGCCGCCATCCCTCACGCAGTCCTGCAGCAGCGTGCTCAAGCGCTGCTCCTTGCGCTCGATCACTTCCGCCAAGTCCGCATCCTCCAGCAACCGCAGGTCACTGATCTGGCCCTGCAGCCGTTTGATCTCTGGGCTGAGCCGCTGCTTCAGCCGCAGCTCATCCACCACGCTGCTGTAGGCCAGCAGTTCCCGCTTCTCCCACAACCGCTGCAGCACTGCCTCCAGCACGGTCTCTTCCTTGATCCCTTTGTGCGGACGGATCGGGCACACCTCATGGGTGCAGCGCAAATAGATCGGCCCTGGCTGGCGCGGCTGGTGGTAGTGCATCAACCCGCCGCAATGGCCGCAGTACACCAAGCTGGTCAGCACCCGGCTGCGCCGTTTGCGAATCGGCGTTGTGGAGCGGACCCGCAGGGACTGCATCACCTGCTGGATCTCCACCTGCTCCTCGTGGCTCACCAGCCCTTGATGGGCGTGCGGGTGAATCTCCTCCACCTCGCCTGGTTTGTTCAGCAGGCGGCTTTTGTTGCCATCGGCGTCCAGCTTCCAGCGGAAGGTGCCATACACGCGGCTGCCGGCAATCGCTGGATTCAGCAGCCAACGTCGCAGGCCCTCCAGGCTGCGAAACGCCTGCCCGCATTCCTTGTACTGATAGTCGAAGGCATCCCGCAGGCTGCCGCTGGCCAAGAAGTGCTCCACGATCTGCCGCGCCACCGGCGCCGTCTCGGGGTCTAGTTCGTAGTTGAGCTTGCCCTCGGTGTAGCGGTAGCCAAACGGTGGTTTGCCCGCTTGAGGCTTGAGCCGCTTGCGGGCATACACCTGCCCGTGATGCACGCGCTCGCCGATCAGCTCCGATTCCATCTGCGCCATGCCCATCAGCAAGTTGGCGTAGAAGCGCCCCATCGCTGTGGAGAGATCAATCGACTGATCGAGGCAGATCAGGTTCGGCCAGCTGTCTTGGTTGAACAGGCGCAGCAGCTTGCCCCCATGCACCGTGGAGCGGCTCATGCGATCCATGCGCGTGCAGAGCACCGTGTTCAGCAGGCCCTGGTCGCAGCACTCCAGCAAGCGCTTCAGCTCCGGCCGGTCGTCGCGGGTGCCGGAGGCCACATCCACAAACTCCACCACCGGCTCGCCCAGCTTCTCGGCCTGATCCCGAAGGCGGCTCAGCTGCTGCTCTAAGGCGTGGGCCTGATCCTCGCTTTCGGTGCTGACGCGGGCGTAAATCGCGGTCGTCATCGTTCAATTCGCTCCAGGCTATTCTGTGGCTACAGGCTTAGCCGCGCCAGAGCTGCTTGGCCTGAAACCACAGCCGAAAAGCCGCATGACCACTGCGATCTCAGACCTGACCGCTCAGCCGATCACGCGCAGCACTCTGCTGGAGCTGCTCAGCAGCGACGGCCAGGCCCATGAAAACCTGGGAGCGGGCGTCCGCGAGGCCTGCATGTGCCTGCACGAGGCCCGGAGCTACTACGACCTGCCGGCGGTGCTGGAGGAGCCTCTGAGCCGCTTCCGCTGGCACCTCGATCAAGCGTTTGCGGCACTGGAGGATGCCCGCGAGCTGATCTGAACGGCACGCCCAGTCGAATTGCCACTGGCCCTAGGGAACAACGCCCCTAGGGCTTTTTGCTGTCTTGACGCGCAGCAGATCTGCCTCGGACTGGCTAATTCGCTCTAGCGCAGTTTATTGTTGTGATTCGCGCTAGTCCCGCCATGCGACGGCTAGCGACTAACACATCCAAAGCCATGACCGCATCCCTTCACTTGGTGACGCGCAGGCCCAAGCGCATCACGATCACCGTGTCCTACGCCGTCGCGGAGCACCTCTTCACGATGAGCGACGAGCAGGGCCGCTCCACCAGCAACCTGGCCGCTCACTTGCTGGAGGTGGCGCTGGAGGCCATGCACGGCGAGCCGCCGATCAAGAAGAAGTGGCCCGGCAAGGGCTGAGCGCACGGCCCCGGAAGGGGCCTTTTTCGTGGCGGTGTGCAGCAGTCCTGCGGCGGGTCGCAAGGGACTCGGTGACTAGCGCAGATATGCCTTGCCACTGCGGCTAGCCGTGGCTAGCTTCGGCACCGATCCGTTCAAATCCGTGCAAAACGGTGCAGATCGGTTCAGATCAGTTCAAATCGGTGCCAACTGGCGATGCCCCGGATCAACCTGACCGTGCAGCCTGAGCTGTACGACTACATCCTCAAACACAAGCCAAAAGCCCTGTCGCTACCAGCGTTCTGCAGTCTGCTCATCGAGCAGAGCTGGCTAGGGCTTGACAGCGCTAGTAAGCTACCCGCGTACCGTGTCGGTGCGGGAAACACAGGTCACCGGACAACGGAGACAGGCTCTCAACCTCAGCCGGAGCAAAGCTCGGCAGAGGGTCACCTCTCTCCTCCTGAGAAAGTTTTCTCTCCTGACCTTCCTCCCATTGGGATGGGGGATGGTGTCGGGAGGGAGTCTGAGGGAACCCCTAGGAAGGACCCAAAGCAGATTCCGGGCAACCTGCTGGCGCACGATGATCTGATCCGTGATTTCTGGCGGATTAAAGGCGGCAGTAAAGGCGACCGCGCCTGGTCGTTGTTGCTCACTGAGCTGACCAAGATCCAAGACCTGCATGGTGATGCCGTGCTGCGTCAGCAGATCGAGCTGGCGATCAACGGCAAGTGGAAGGGCATCACGCTGGCCAACTTGGAGCGCTTCACGTCGGCACGCCCCACACAGCAGCTCTCGGCCAGCGGCGCACCCATGACCCACATGGAGCAGACCGTCGCATCGTTCATCCGCAAACAACGCGCCATGGAGGAAGGCCGTGCTGTCGCTTGAACACTTCTCCGCCACCATGGGCGCCCTGACCGAAGCGCTTCCGCGTGGCAAGCGCATGGGTGAAGCCACCTATGCCTTGATGTGGGCCACCTTCCCGGCCAAGGCCAAAGAAGACCTCACCCCTGAGATCTGGATGTATGCGGCCGCGCAGCGCCTGCTGGATCCTGACCCGATGGAAGACCTGCCGCTGCCGATGCAGCTGCTGAACTACGTGTTCCGCAACGAGAACGGCAGGGCCAATGTGAGCTGGGGCCTCAAGGCTGACCTGCCCGAGCGCATGGCCAACCCAGACCGCTTCAACCCGCAGCCGGTGCCCGGCCAGGTGGTGCTGCCACCGGAGCCCGCTGTCACCAATCCGCTACTGCAGGGGGCCGCATGGTGACCCAGTTAGCTCTGGTGCTGCAAGGCGAAGCGGGCAAAGCGGACGGCATGGCCCGCGCATGGGACAACGCCAACACCAGCTGGAAAGCAGCGGCCACCGCCATCGTGCGTCATCTGGCTGAAACCCAGCGCGAGTTCACCACTGATTCCGTTTGGGCCGAGTTGGACACGCTGGGGTTCACCACCCGTGAGCACCGCGCCATGGGTTCCGTGATGCGGGCAGCCGCCATGGACGACCTGATCCTCAAAACCGACCGCGTGGTGCCGACCACACGCCCATCTGCTAACCGCCGACCTGTAGCCGTATGGCGTTCGCTGATTCGCGTCGCATCGGCTACATAAAACCGTTTGACAGACTACGGCTAGGTAGCGCTAATCTTCCGAAACGCGGAACAAGGCGGGATTCGGCCCCCGCCCCGCTCCTGGCCCATGGCCAGTCCACCTTTCATGCCCGGCCAAGGGTTGGGCACATTCTCCATGACCCCTCTCGACTTTTCGCGCTTCTTCAACGAGACCACTCAGCGCGTCAAGCCTCGCTTCACCTTCTTGGGTAAATCCATCCAAGAGACCGAAACCCTGCTCCGGGCTGATGCAGGTCTCTATTTGGCCTTGGCAGAAGCGAATCCTGATCTGGTCACCCGCGCTGGCGGCCCCAACAGCAAAGCCAAGTGCCTGATCGCTTTTCAGTTCTACGGCTGCGATACGACATTCGCTGAAATCGCTACGGCCTGCGGCATCAGCCAAGACAGCGCCTATCAGCACATGCTGGTAGTGCGTCAGTGGCTAGAGGATGCCTTCAGGCTGAAGGTGGACCGCAGCGGTGAGCGCGTCTTCATCGTCAACCAAGACACGCTGCGTGAGCGCACCGAGAAGCTGATCGCCAACTTGGAGCTGCTGGATCGTCAGTTTGAGACCGTCAAGAGCTGTGCCGCAAGCCTGCAGCAATCCGGTCAGGCTGTCGTGCTACCTGCAACAGCGCAGATCTTCCTCAAGGCACACGAGGAAGCAGCCGCTCTCAAGTCTGCTGAATGAGTCCCATGACCATGACTCTTTCCAAGCAAGACATTGAGCAGGACACTGTTCTGTTCTTAGAGTCTGATCTCACTCATCAAGAGTGGACCGAGCGCCAAGCTGATGAAATGGCCATCGAGTTGGCCGGTAAGGACCGACTCGAAAAGGCTTTGATCATTGGAGAAAAGCTCAGTCACATCTACAACTCCGGCACTTTCAGACGGTCAGCTCCTGGTGGCCAACGCTGGAGCTGGGAAGATTGGGTGACCAAGCGTTTGCCTGAAATCCTCCCTGAAGCCACAGGTCATAACTGGGCAGATGACCGCCGCTGGCTCCATGAGGTTCGCAGTTGTCTTTCGATCGTATGCGATCGAAGCGAGTTGCCCACAACTGGTATGGCAGCCAGAACCTTGGTGGCTTTAATCCCAAGGCGCTACACAGCTCAGGCTGCTAAGTGGAATCCTTCTGTCTTGGATGATCCTCAACGTGTTGAGGGTCTTCAGGCCGTCTGGAAACTTGCCCAGCAGAATGCTGTCAAGCAGCAACGGAAAAACGGACCTACGACAGAGGATGTACGGAATGCACGCGAGGAGCTGCGCCCTCAGCTAATGGCTTTGGGACTGATCCGCGAAGCAAGCTCCGGTCTCAAGCAAGGGTTGGCTGAACGGATGGCTGCTGCTGCCTCAAAACGGCAGCAAGTGATTGAATTGAGCCCCGAGGAAAAGGCTTCGCAAGAAGCTGCTACTCAAGCGGTCTTGCATTCAATTCGTGCCGAAGCACCAGCTAGGCATGCTCAGGCCAGCGTTGATGCTGTCAAAGAAGAGCTAGCAAAATCCGATCGCGAGCAGCAAGAGCGTTTGCAAAAAAAGGTCAGGGATTACAACAGCAAGCTCAACAGCGCTTCTGTTGCCGTTCACGAGCTGTTGGTGTTCTTGCGCTCGGTTGATCGGATTGATGGCACTCAGTATCTTGATGAAATGCGAGCCACTGACGTGCTTGGTCTGATTACTGTCGAAGACGACATGACCCGTTTGCAGGCCATGGGTACAGATTTGATGGAAGCTGTCAATTTGGCGCGATCTAGCAATCCCCCAACTGGCATCGACATGACCACCGTTCAAGTCTGATTACAGGGGCTTCGGCCCCTTTCTTGTATGAAACCAGCCTTTGATCTCAGCAGCGTGCAGGCACTGCTCCAACGTGGCATCAACGCGGGCCATTGGCAACTAGAGCACCTCGACTTCCCTAGTCCCGATTACGAACGGCAGCTGCTCGAAGCCCGTCAGTCCAGCTACTTCTCCCCTACTTACGAACCGCCCACGCCCTATGCCAACCCGCTCCGCGCCGCCAACACCGGGGAAGCCGTCCAACCCATCAACCCCCGCGACTTCGATGTGGCTGCAGCCACTAGGGCTAACGAGGGACCAAGAAACGTGGACCTACCGCCTCTCCAATGGCCACCAGTTCCCGGTCAGCGTCACCAGCCTGATCTCGGCGGTGAGCAAAACGCCCGAGCAACTAGCGGCAATCATGAGCAGCCGTCACATCTGGGAACCACGGGGCAACACGATCCACAAGGCCCTGGAGGTGATGGCGCACCAGCGCTTCAACCCCAGCCCACCGCCGAACCTGTCTCCAGCGCTCCATGGTGACTACGGCGCCTGGATCGAACCGCTCCTGGCCCACGAACTCTGGGATCGCATCAGCGTGATCGGCGCAGAGGTGATGGCCTACAGCCTGCGCCGCAACGTCGCCGGCACTGCCGACCTCGTGATCCGCTTTGCCGATGGCACCTACGGCATCGCCGATCTGAAAACCCAAAGCTCCGAGCGCTCCACCCCTTACGACACCCGCCCGCAACTTGGCGCCGGCGTCGAAATGATCGGCGACCACTACAAGCTGCTCATCTCCCGCTGCCTCACGCTCTGGTCACGACCCGGCAGCCTCGTGATCCAAACCCACACCGCTGATGAGTGCTTGCAGGCCTGGCTGGATGTCTGCGAGCAGTACGCCGCACGCTTTCGGCCGTGGTGACTAGGGCTAGCAAGCAATGCGTGTCTTAGTCGCCTGCGAGTACAGCGGCCGAGTCCGCGATGCCTTCCGCCGTCACGGGCATGACGCGTGGAGCTGTGACCTGCTGCCCACAGAAGTGCCTGGCCCCCATTTCATGGCGCCGGTACAGCACGTCCTCCATCTGGGCTGGGATCTGATGGTGGCGCACCCGCCTTGCACGCACCTCGCCGTATCGGGCTCGCGTCATTTCCACCGCAAGCAACGCGAGCAGGCCGAGGCTCTCGACTTTGTGCGGCTGCTGATGGCTGCACCAATCCCTCGCTGGTGCATCGAAAACCCGGTGAGCGTGATCAGCTCAGCGATCAGGCCGCCGGATCAGATCATCCAGCCTTGGCAATACGGCCACGGTGAAGTCAAGGCCACCTGCCTCTGGCTCAACAACCTACCCAAGCTCCGCCCTACTCAATGCGTTGGCGGCCGTGAGGCACGGGTGCATCGCATGCCACCAGGGCCTGATCGCTGGAAAGAGCGCAGCCGCACCTTCCAAGGCGTTGCTGATGCCATGGCGGCTCAGTGGGGAACTGCAGCGCTGCCACCGATCACCGAGCAGCTTCCCCTGCTTGTTACGTCTTGCTAAGGCTTCCTAGCCCTCTTGCCATAGGCTAGCCTATGGGCTATATTGAAGAGGTCAGGGGGCGACCCCACCCGCATCCACCTCATGTACTACATCGCTCGCAACACCCTCGCCGTTACCGGCCCGATGCCCAAGAAGGCCGCTTTGGCGCTCTGGGAAGCCAACAAGGCCACTGATGGTGCCCGCTACCAGCTCTGCAAGGAAACCGGCAGCATCAATCCCGTGGTCGTGATGGATCTGGCCTGATCGACTTCTTGGCTTATCAGCCCCCGCTGGGGGCTTTTTTAATGCCTGCCTGCTGCTGATCAGCCGCCGCTAGTCCACCAGCGCCCCATCCCGTGGCACTCTTGATCCGCCGGGATGGCCCGAATACAACACCCGCAAGGGAAATCAGGGCAGGAGCATGCGGCTCCATCGGAATCCCGGCACCCTCTTCGCTAGCCACCCTTGACGCCTAACGTTGGCTAGCCTATTGTCGTGATTACGGGGGCGACCCCACCGCATCCTTCCCATGAACCCTCTCTGCACGGTTCTCCCAGACCTCCCCTCCTCCACTACAGACTGGGCTGAGCGCTACCTCTTCAACAGCGCCATCCTCTCCGACTACTGCCACGAGGAAGAACTCGACGATATGCACGCCACCTTCTTGGCGGCCGGCATCCCCTACACCGTCCAGTTCCGCCCCGGCACCCCTGACCCCCAGCCCTACGACTGGGCCGGCGAATGCCTCAGCGCAGCTGATCGCAACTCCTTTGCTTGCTTCCAGTGACTAGCCCTAACGAGCAGCAGCTGGCTTTCCTGCTGGAGCAAGCCGTCACCAACGACATCCACGAGGAAGACGCCGCCGACTTCCTCGACGACCACGGCATCCCCTGCTTTTCCCACAACCGTCAAACCCTCATCACCCTCGCCTACCGCAACGGCTGGAGACCCAACCCATGACCTCCCCCTCTCTTCCTCCCTTCATCACCCGCACCACACGCCGCACCTACTCCCGCACCGCACCTCTCCAAGCCGTGCCCTCACGTCCGCACCGCAAACCCTCCAAGCCCCAATCCTTCCTTGAGCGTCATGGCGATCTCATCACTTTCCTCTGGACTTGCATCCTCATCGCAGCCCTCGTCTACACCGCCTTCTCTTGAACCGCTGCTAGAAGAA